TGAGCTGCTCCCACGAGTGATCAAGCTCGGTGGCAATGCGGTTTTTCTCAGTGCTTCGCCCGTGGTTGCCGGCGTTGGTGCAGACGATGACTTCGTCGGCGTGCTTGGCCACGCTGTTGATCAGCGCCCGCAGTCGCTCCGCGATCCACCGCGTGGCGTTCATTGGCGACAGCTGGGCCACCTCGACGCAGTCAGGGTGGATGTGCCCGGTGATAAAGTCGCCTCCGAGCCAGATGACCACGCGCCTGACGTCGGCCTGGTTCCGCTCGTGCTCGAGGCAGTCAAGGAACCGCTCCTCCAGCTCGGCCATCCGCAGTTGACATACGTCAAGGCTGTAATCGTTCTCGCCGTTGACGGTCTCGGGCAGCACCCGCTCTTCGGCATGAACATCGGACAGCATCAGGATGGCCGTGGCGTCGTGCTTAGCCCGCTTCTTGGGCTTGGCGTTTTTTGGGAGGGCCACGGGCGTTACGCCCTGCAACGCAGTGAACCGGTCGGCCCGCTCACGCTCGCTGTCGATCTGCTCAAGGGCCACCTTGTACTTGTTGCGCAGACCGGCCAGCTCGGCCCGCAGCCGGGCCAGCTCGGCGTCGGTCTGCAGCTGCTGCTGAGACGCGACGTCGTTAGCGGCGCGAGCCAGGACAGCTTCTGCTAGGGCCTGCCTTCTCTGTCTAGCCATCCTTCGACTCCTTGGATGCCACAGACCGGCAGCCCACGCGACTGCATCTCGTCCCGTATCGCTCGTGCCATTGCTCGCTTTTGAAGTCCGGTCTTGCCGTTCTCCCAGTCGACCCGCAGCTGCTCGAGCTCAGCGACCACGGCAGCCGGCAGACGTCGATACCAAGGCAGAGAACCGTGCCGCGTGTTCGTGGCACGGGAGAGAATCGCGGAAACCAGCTTCTTACGCTTTGCCACGCGGCACCTCCTTCACATTCAGCATCGTGAGCACACGCCGCTGCACACGCGCCAGCTCGGTGATACTGTCCTCGCTGATGCTTGGCCCGAGGACCGCATGGGCGATCTCGTGCAGGATTGTCTCGAGCCGCTGGCCACCGGTCAGGGTCTCGTCGATCAGAATGCGTGGACGCTTGGCGTTGTCAAAAAACGTCCACCCGCAGGCGTCACCCTTGAGCCGGGTGAACCGCAGCAACCACCGCTTGCCGTCGATGGTGACGTCGTGGTCCTCGGGCATCGTGCGGTCCTTTCGCCAGCACTATGGCGAGGGTGTCAACCGATACCGAGGCGGCGGCCTAGTTCGTTGAGCTTCTGCTGACGCTGCTTGCAACCGCAGTCTTTGACACCGAGAGCCGCACTGACCCGCTCGGGCGTAATGCCGACAGCCGACAGGCCAGCGGCCACCATGTCGCCCAGGCCGGGACGCAACCGCTCTTTGACCGTGCGGACCCGATCGGCAACCTCTTCGGGAGTAAGCGGCTTTAGCTGCATTGTGTCAGGTGGTGATGCTGACTGTGACGCGAATAGGGCACGGGTCTAGCGGCTGGTTTGTAAACTCGTCTGCACATTGGACAACTGTTAGCCTGTTCGTATCAATCACCGGCAGACCATTGCTTTCACAAAAATCAACGACTGAGTCGTAGGAGTAGGCGACTTGGTCGCCTGCGGCATTAACTAATATTCTCCCGGCGATATTCACGTACCAACTGCGGCCCACTCCGTCGACTGCTGGCCCGCAGGCAAAAGAGATCGACGCGCTGGCGATGTTTAGGAACCCAATCGCCAAAGCCTCGTCGTGAACAAGTGTGAGCGCGTAACTGGTCGAATCTTCAACGCGGTCACACAAGGCAATACTGGCAGCGCCACCGGGCGGCGTGTACGGGTGCGTAAACGTTAGCGTGCCATCTCGCGTCCCATAGAACGTAACCGAAAACCCAAGATTCTCGGGGCAGTCGCCGCAAACGCACTGCGACTGCTGGCAGCAGCACTCCTGCTCAGTGCCAACCTTGCCGTCACGCAGGACGACTTTGCCGCCTTGCAGGGTAATCTTGGTCATGGGCTGGCGGTCGCGGTGGCGCAGGAAGTGATGCTGTACCACGTCGCAATGGCGGACGAGTCGCTGGCGTGGCCGAACAGCTGCACGTCTCCGCTCGAGTACCCTGGCTGCGTCGTCAGGTTAACGCAGATTAGGTTCCATTCCTTGCCGTCTCTCGCCACAACCCCGCTGCCTGGGGCGACACCTAGAAAGACATTCCTGGCCGATGCAGTTACTTGCGTGGCAACCGAAAACCGCACTTGCTGGAGCGCGTTGACCTCCCAACTCGCAGTCCACGTACACACCCGGATTTGCTTGGGCGGCAAATCTTGCAGCCGAACCCCAAGGCCGATGCCAGGCGTGTCGCGGTTGCCGGCTTCGACAATACGCACGACACGCCCAATGCGTCGAGCATCCGGCGTGGTGAAGACAATCCGATCATCTGCCACGGCTAGTCCTCAATGATGCCAACAAGCAGCCGGTAGCCCTCTTGGGCTGCACTGGCGGCATAGTCGCCTGGCGCGAGCCGCAAGATCGCAGGGTCCCCGGGCCGCAGTCGCACTACCGAGTGCATCGTAGTGCCAGACAGACGACCAAACGTGATCGTGCAGGTGCTTTGCGTGGTCGTCACAAGCGACTGCAGAAATGCGTAGCCAAGCGTCTGCATCGTAGCAGTGGAGATCTGCGACGTGGCCGTGCCAAGCACGGGCGACTGAATGCTGTACCCATTTCCCGAAACGGTAGCCGTTTTCGTCTGAGCAAATGTGTACGACACGAGGCCTTTCGACAACGCGGCCCCAACGTTAACGGTCAGCGACATGATGAGCTCCTAAGTTCAATATGAGGAAAGTTGAGGTGATTAAAGCACCACGATTCACGAACCGCTCCAGAGTGTTCCGCCGCCTGGCAACCCCGAGCCGCCGTCGCAAGGCGTGGGCACCGCCGGTGCAGGCATCACAAAGTCGGTGGGCAAGCACACATCGCCAGGATCTTCTGGCGGCAAGACGCCAGGATCGTCGGGACTCACCGGACCATATGGGTCGTCTTCGTCAGGCGGCGGTGCGGGAGGTTCTGGAGGTTCTGGAGGATCTTCGCCGCCGCATTTTGGGCACGGAAGCTGTCCCGAAAAAGCAACTGGGCCTTCAGAGATGGTTCTGGTTGGAGGATCAAACGAAAAGCCGCCCTGAGAAAGCCACACGGAGTAAGAAATGCCGCGTTTCCATTCGCACTCCCCGCAATCTGCAGCAAACCCCAAGTCAGCGCTGGTTAGTTCAAAACTAAACGTGACAGACTCTCGCGTAAAGGACGTTAACGCGCGCGAAAAGATTGGCCGTCCGTCGCGTGTCTTTACGGCTAACCGGGCCGTGCCCACGGGATAAACGTTGGGCTGCGGGACGCTGAACGTGTGCGTATTGTTGCCAATTTTCAGTTGCATTAGAACGCCGGCGCGCCGAAGAAACGCGAGAACTCCACTGCACGGTGCACACGCCTAACCAACAATCTCGGTGGCGTGCCTGGGGCGAGCATTCTGCCGTCTTCACTTAGTGCCACGGCGTTTGCCGTGGGCACGCGAGTGGTGACGCCGTCTTCATCCCGATATAAGACCCAAGCCCGCTTACGCTCGCCGTTTTCAAGATAGTTGAAGCCAACGTCTGGAATAATCAGCGGCCAGCCGGATGCGCGGTACACAAGCTCGGTTGTGATTTGGTAGAAATAAACCGGGGTCTGGTTGACTACTTCGCTTGTTTGCTGGCCACCGATGCCAGCGCACTTCCAGGTGTAGGCACGCCCGCCAAGGTATTGACCTTCGTTTACGCAGTTGGCAACGAAAGCCGCCAAGCCAAGCGGGAATGTGGCGCGGTTGCCAGTAATGGTGGCACGAACCTCGGCTTCTTGAGTTTGCAGGTTCTCAAATAGTTCGCCGGCTGCATTTACCAATGGTTGGGTCGTCTCGCCAGGGCCGTAGTATCGAACAGCCGGCACGGCAGCGCCACCAACCGAAAAGCTCCAAACGTCTGGCCGCAGCAGCGGGTTAGGCTGGAAGTCCGCAGCCAGCAGCTCATACCGATACGTAACCTCAACGTGATACGGGCTGCCGGCATTCTCCGTCAGCGTCGCATCGGTCATCTGCAGAAAAGAATACTCGGGATGCGCACTCCCATGAGCAATGCCGATTTGGCCGATGACGTCTTGGTGGTTCGTTGCGGGGTTATCCAACGTAGCCACGAATTTGCGTTCGGCGCTGGGAGCCTCGCCTATGCGATGCTGCAGCGTACGTGGCACGACTTCTTGGACGGCAAGCACTGCCATGTTAGGTTCCCACAATCAATGCAGGACGAACGCCAGCTCTTTCAAGGCCCTGCCGTATTCGCGTGAGCTCGACCAACTGTTGGCGATTCTGCTCGATCGCCGGATCTTCTCTTCCGTTCGCAAGACGCACCAACTCTGAGAAGCCGCCGCTGGTCCGGACATCTTGCACCTCGAGGGCTTTTTGCGAAGGGCGCGACAGTTCGCGGTTAAGCTCTTTGCGTATCTTGATTCCTTCCGCAGACAGATTTTTAAGAGCGTTTTTAGCTTCTTGAGGATCAATGAGACCGGCCCGGAAAGCCTCTTTGACTTTCAAGAACTCACGCGCGATCGTGTCGGCAGGCTGCAACAGTTTGTTGTCGATGCCTAAAGCTTGAAGCTGTCGCTGCTTGTCTTGCTCACTGGCGGCCTTTACTGCAAGACCAACCAATCGCAGCCGCTCTTGGGCTGCCGCAATAGCCTTGTTGTCATTTTCTTGCCTAGCAGCTGAAAGAGCTCGCTCAGCATTTGCCCGCTCGTTTGCAATCGCAAGCAAGTCCTGTGCCAGCTGAAGCTGCGATGCCTGGCCTTCCGAGACGCCAAGTTTGGAAAGTTCAGCAACGGTTTTTCGGTCTTCTTCAGCGGCCTTCCTCGCAGCCTCGGCCGCCTCCTTGGCGGCACGCACATCTGCTTGCCGTTTTTCCGTCACTACTTGCACCGCGTCAGAAAGCCTGCGGCTGCCTTCGGTTAACTGGTCTAGCAAAAGCCTTTGATTCACTAAGTCGCCGTTTGCACGCTCGGCAAGCTGTTGAATGCTGTTGAACTGGGCCACCAACTCTCGCGGCAGGTTGGCCGTGCCGCCCAACTCCTTGGCCAATCCGGCAATAGCCGATTGGGCCGAGTTGATTGAGTCTTGGGCGATGTCGCCCAACGACAGGTCGGGGATCTTTACAGCGGCCTTGACCTTGGCACCGAAGTCCTGGGCGGCGACGGCGGCTTGATTGAATGCCCTCTGGTTTGCGTTAACCGTCTCCGCGGTTTTCCGCATCTCGGCAGCGACCTGCTGCGACGCTTCGCCGCCACGTGAGCCGTATGCAATAGCTGCACCAGCCAGAGCACCAAACGCAAGAACTAGCACGCCTATTCCGGTGCGCGACAAAAGCGCGCTGATGGCACCAGATAGAGCGGCTGTCGCCGCGGCTGCCCCAGTTGTCGCAATAACGTAAATGCCCATTGCGCCAGCTGCCAGACCTGCGCCAATCGCGGCACCGTTTAGGTTTCCAGAAATCAGCCCAAGTGCTTCGGCCATTGGCGGAAGAACCGCAGAAGCCAATGGTGCCAGCACGTTGTATGCAATCGTGAAAGCACTTCCGACAGACTCTGCCGCTCTAGCCAGCCCGGAAATGGCACCTTCCGCAGAGGCTGCCACGGCCGACACATCTAGGCCCTGCAGGAATTGCGTCACCGACCTGGCCCCAGCCGTCAGCGCTGGCTCTAGCTTCGCAAGGATCACTGCGGCCGTCTGCGTGACGGCGGCCTGCACCTCAGTGAATGCGTCGTTGATCGCTTCAACCCTAGCCGCATCGTCGCCTGTCAACTGCGAGCGAAACCCCGCAAAGAATCCTTCGGCCCGCTGCAGGTTGCTCGCCAGCTCTTGAAACGTCGGCAACAACTTCGCGCCCGATTCCCCGAAGATGGACACCGCAGCAGCCGCCCGCCGGGCAGGGTTGTCGATGCCAGCAATCGCCGTGGCAATCGCCTCAAACTGCTGGGAGGCACTTAGGCCAGCGAGCTCATCAACAGACAGCCCAAGCGCTCGCAGCGATGCAGTTGCCTCGCGGCCGCCGCCGGCTGCCTTAGCGATCGTTAACTGTGCCCGAGTGAACGCATTGGCCAGCGTCTCGCTCGAGGCACCAGACAGGTCGGCCGCCAACTGAATCCGCTGCAACTCGGTGAACGATATGCCAAGCGAGCGGCTAAGCTTGTTGGTGGCGTCGATGCTGGTCGATGCCCCAGCGGTAAACGAGGCGAACGACTGCGCCACCGAGCGCACGGCCGATACGAACGCCGTACCGAGTTGCAGCCCGGTCAGTACCCGTACATCGCCGGCCGTTTGCTTTGCCGCCAGGCCCAGTTTCTGCAGTTCCACAACGCCAGCGTTGATGCCTTGGGCCATGCCCGCAGCATTCGCCGTCAACTGGAAACCGACTGCGACGTTAGCCATCGTTCTTTTGGTTGAGTGCTGCGGCCAGGGCCTTGAGGTTGTCGACCACTTGCGTGGGGTGCTGCGGTGTCAGCGAGTCGACTGGGATAAAGTCCTGCGGGTCTGGCGGCTTGTGCTTGCTGTACGGTGCCAAGGCAGCCGACATTTGCATGCCGGTCTGCATCCACGAATCGTCTAGCGGGCGAAACCACCGGCTGTAGGCGATCCACATTGAGAACTCGCGCGAGTCCATGCGGTCGATTTCAGCCACTGTCTTGTGTAGGTGCCCGGCCAGACGCATCTTGAATTGCAGCGTCGGACGGGCGTTCATTCCCCCGCTAGTTTCTTGATCTCCTCTTCCGTCAGGGCGTTGTGCTTAAGGGCAGCAGCCCAGAGCTTGTGCATGACGTCGCTGCTGCGCTTCTTGAGGGCGGCCACGCCTTCCGGGCCCGGATACAGCAACTCGCCCGCCTGGTCGCAGAGCGTGCGAGCCAGCAGCTCTGAGCGAAAGTCTGGGATCGCCTTGCCTTCCGCCTCGAGCAGCTTGAGCTCGTACGAGTCGCGGTCGCCGACGCTCATAAGGCGGATGCAAACATCACCACCCAACTCAGGGCATGGCACCGTCAGGATCTTGGCGTCGGTCGCTTTGTCGATCTGGTCTCGGGTCAGCGGCATGAATCACCCCAGGATGTCGAATGTGTAGCTGTACCGTGTGACGCCGTTCAGTTCTGCAACGGCAGCCACGTCCGTGCATACTGCAGTCACTGTCAACGCCAAGCCGCCGCCAGCAATCACCAAGCTGCCACGTGTGCCGTAGACGCTGGAGGTAGCGCCACCCAGCGTGCTGATTTGCACTGAGCCTTGGACTGCCTTGAAGGCAGTCCCACGGCCGTCAGGCATGCCGCCGCCAAAGTTAAACGACAGGTCCACGATCTCCGTGAGCGTGGCCCCAGGAAAAGTGGCCGTAACTCCAGTGCTGTACGTCGCCACGGGTGGCCCCCTTGGCGTTACGCCAGCTGGAACTCAGCCGAGCCCCGCACGATGTCGTTGACAGTCAGCGTGACGCTCGCGCTCTGACAGGTGGCCATAGCAGAGACGGACACAGGCCCAGTAAGCGTTAGCGTGCCAGTGGCATTTTGAGCAACCGGGGCAGTGCCGATGTACTCAATCGAGACCGTCTTTCCGGTGTCGCCGCCGGGCGTGCCCAGAAGTGGCCGAGGCAGAGATATCACGCTGGCCCCAGTGGTCAAGCCGAGGTGCGTGGCGTCGATAAGATCAGCCCCGCCGCCAGTGTTGCCCAGCGAATAGGTGACGCTTGTCACCGTGTAGTTTGAGCCCGCAAACGAGAAGCCGACGCCGGTTGCGTACGTGGACATGTGCTCTAGGTCTCCTGCCAGGAAACGTCAAAGGTCTGAGTGATTTGGTACACCGGCGGCAGCTCGCTGCCGTCCAGCTGCACGAAGCCGTCCCGCTCGCTTTCGAGGGCCACGTGCTTCACATCTACACCGTACGCAGAACCGTTCCACCCATCCAGATTTTCCCGAAGTGCATCGGCAATCTCGCGGGCCTGCTCATATGTGGCGGCGTATGTGTCCAGCTGTACCGACACCCGAGGCACACCGACCGGTACGGCCAGCGTCTGGTTGCGCTCAATGACCGCCCGCTGGTACACCACGAACGGCAACGCCGCCGAGACCGGGGCCACGATTGGGTACACCCGGAACCCAAGCAGGCGGGCCAGATGCGGGCTGGTCTCAATGCGGTGCTTGACTACCTGCTCCGGGGATCTGAGCATCAGATGCCTCCTATGCCGCCGGTTCGCTTCTGGAACTCCTGCACGGCCTTCTGCAGGGCCTTTCGCATCTCAGTGTCTAGTACCGACTGCATCTGCGACCGGGACGAATCCAAGGCCTTCTGGAGCGGCCGGCGAGCGGGCGACGGGCCGACGCTGCCGGTGGCGATAAAGTCCACCGGATACCGGCGCACCCCATTCTTGAAAAACGGCCCGCGCTTGCCCTTTTTCTGCTCTGGCGTTGAGTCAGGCCCAAACCCTGACGACAAGATGCCGCGAGTGTTTAGCGGCTTGTCCCGCACTGTCTGAGCCAGCGTGCGAATCCTGCCACCAAGAATCACACGCCGCCGTTTTGTCCTGCGAGCTTTGCCTCCCGGAGATCGCGGCTTTGTGCCGTACTCAACAAGGTGCGAGTGATAGGCCCTATTCGGTCCTTTCATTACCGTGCCACCAGAAAACGCAGGCGTGGCCATCTTTTGGTTGTCTGCGTTGGTCGGCCGGCGAAAGCCAATCACAATGACGCCGACCGGGATGCCTCGCTTGTTGTTTGTGTATTCCCTGCTGACGCTAGTGACGGCCGCCAGCAGGTTGCCGGTGACTTCTCCCAGCGATGCCACGTTGCGACGCAGGGCCTGCAGGCCCGGCTCGGCAGCCTTCTTGAGAGCCTTTCGCTGGTACTTATTCGAGATGTCTGCGGGCAACGCCTGCAGGGCATCCGTGACGTCCTTAAGCGGCTCGGCAGCCAGCAAAGACTTGGCCTTCTTGCCGGTGCCAAGCGCCAGCGTCACGACCTGGCGGCCGGCGTAGGGATTAGCCATCAGGGAGTCTCCTGACAGATCAGCTCGTGCTCGCTGCGATTGTTGTGCTCGAGCAGGCTCACGATCTCCAGCGTGCGGCCACGCCAAAGAAGCCGCATCTGCTGCGTCAGCCCCGTCACGTAACGCAGCCGCACACGGTGCGTGATGCTCACTTCTAGCTGCCCGGCCCCCAGGGCCTCGCGGGCCGTCACGCCGTCCACGCTGGCCCACCGCTCTGAGAACGTCGACCAGGCCAGCGTGGTCTCACCCAGAGCGTTGCGGCTCTCGGTGGCCTGCTGGATCGTCACCCGCTCGCGGAGCTTGCCTGGGTCGATCATGTGCCGTACATCACAAGCGTGTAAGAAGCGGTGCCGGCGGTGCCAATCCGAGACACTTGAAAGTTACCAGCACCCAGCACTTGAGTTACGGCCACCTGGTTGCCGTCGCTTACCACAAACCCGTCCTCTCCAGCCCGCCGGCACGTGCTAAGGTTATCTGCCTGAAAAGCAATCCTGCTCACCGATGCGAACGAGACTATAGAGCCGCTAGAGTCTCGGAACGTGGTCGGCGTAATCGTTACAGTGACGTCCGTTGTTCCACACGTTCCAGTCGTAACTGCCACCTTGCCGGCTGTGTACTCAGTCGCGCTTTCAAGCGACACAACCTTGAGCGACGTGGTGCCATCGGTGTCGTGAAACAGCACGTCCACGTTGATGCGGCCGTTAAGAGCCATTAGCGGTAACTCCCCCAGCGGTGGGCGTCGAGCAAGGATTTCACGCCAAACGGAACTTCCGACAGCGATCCGGCATCGGCAGCCATTCGCTTTTCGTAGAACAGGCCCACAAGCATGAGCACGGCCGACCGGATGGCCGCCGGCACGCTCGATCCACTGGCCCCGTAGCCGGCCCACCACGTAACGCTGATGGCGTTGTCATCAAGCAGGTGCGGCGGCCACGTTTGGCCGTACAGCGTCTTGACCGCGCCCGGCGTACTGGCACGGTCGACGCGGTAGCTGGCCGTCGAATAGGTGGCCGTGGTGCCGTTCTCATACGTGAACGTCAGGGCCACAGCCGTGGCCGTGCCGCTGGAAACCATTGGCGGCCTGGGCAGCTCGATGTCGTGCGTGCCGTCTGGCGGAAACGCATCGAACCGCATCACCCACTGCGTATTTACCAGCGTGCGGTCTAGATACTGCTCGCACCACTCACGGGCCGCCGTGATCAGGGTGCCGATGTACGCATCGTCATCAGACACGTCCACCCGCAGGTGGGCCTTGGCCTCGGCTAGCGTAACTGGTTCAACGGCTGGCGCTGTCTGGCGTGTCAGGCTTCGGTACTGCACGGCGTCCTCGTTTTCTCAGGGTGGCGTCGGCCGTCTCGGCCTGGTGCTCGACGGCTGCCGTCTCGATCAGTTGTTGCTGGCGGTCCTCAACGGCGACACCTTGCGCCAGCAGCTGCGTGGCGAGCCCGCCCGCCAACTCAACAACCTGCCCAGTGCGGTAGCTTCGCCATGCACGTAGAAACCTCAGTGTCTTCATTGAGCGGCACTCCATGCAGATTCCGGCGGCTTTTGCGTCTGGGTGTACTGGTTGGCCCACTGAAACACGGGCTGGCTCAGATCCTTGCCGGGCCACGTCACGACGTATTCGCCGTGGCCAATGCAGACCCTCGGCGTCACGAAGACCTTGTTGCCGCTCTCTCGCCAGTTGGACCAGAAGTAAATATCAGGATCGCGGCGGCCATCGTTCCAAGAGCCGTCAGGGCTTGGCTTGCACCAGAACCACGGTTTCTTGGCCCGCTTGAGTGCGGCCGTCGACAGGATCGTGCAGCCGAAGTGGGCGGTGTCGACTTCCTGCACTGGGGCCTGGAACCATTCCCGAGGCACAGACGTGCTGCCGCCTTCGGGCGGATTGTCTAGGCAGCCCTTCAACGTCAGCATCGGGCGTCCGTCTTCCCGCTTCGTCTGCAACGGGGCCAAGGCGTCGCACTGGAACGTCAGAGCCAGGGCGAAGAGGTGCTCAATGTCAGCCTGAGAAAAGAAGCTGTCGTAGTCGATCAGCAGCAGGTACTCGCACTTGTCGATGAACTGCTCAAAAATCCGGGTATTGACCTGATCCCAGAACACGCCGGTGCCAAGGGTCGGGCGGATACCCAGCGGCATCAGGGCCTGAGCCCACGCGAAGAAGTTCGAGGTGAAACCGAGCCGAGGCATCGACAGACACGCCTCAACGCGAACGTCTACCTCGCTGCTACCAACCCTAACGATCATGCGTGCCTCGCAAAAAAAGAGCGGGCGGCCCTTATCCAGAGCCGCCCGCTTAGCGTTGCACAGGTGTCAAGCCGTCAGGCTCACGCACCAACCAGGCCGATCATCGGGCCGGCGACGGTGTCGTTGCCCAGGTTGGCGTGCGTGATGGCCACGCGGGCCACCGCACGGATCACGGTCTGGTCGCTGAGGAAGTTCACCTGATCGCTGCTGGCGATCTCGATGGCCTGGCGGATGCCGTAGTAGCTCGAGTTCGCCATGTTCCCGTACAGGGCCATGATCGCACCCGTGCTGTCCGCACCGCTCGGGAGCCGGTCGGTCAGGACCACCGGCGAACCCAGGAAGGTCGGGCCCATGCCAGCAGCCAGACCAACCGAGCCGCCCTGGGCAAGGTCGAGGTTCTGCATGCAGATCGAGAAGAAGAACGGCGAGCAGAACCACTTGGCACCCGCACGCGAGTGCTGCGGAAGCTTAGCCATCATGGCCAGCAGGTTGGCCTTCGTGACTTCGTCGGGGGTATCACCGGCAGCCGTCACGAGCGAGGCGGCGTAGGTGGCAGCAGACGCCGCCAGCAGGCCACCCGTGTAGGTCGTGACGAGCCCAGCAACCG